GCAATGCTTGTAGAAATAGACGGAAAATCTATTTTAAAAGAAGATTTACCGGAAATGGACGGAATGGATTATCTTAAAATGATAACTCCAGTTAATAAGCTTTTTGTGTAACGCCAGAACAACTGATATTTCTGGCACATTTTTCAAATACTGCATTAAATATTTTATTTGAAATGGACGGAAACGACGTTCATTATTGGTTTGTTGAAGCGTTAAAATTACACGAAAAAATGAACCCACCAGCAGAGTAACATAGAACCGCACCGATAACGGTTGCGGTTTTTTATATAAATAAAAATGGCTAAAAAAACATTTGAAGTTGCATTGCTTTTAACCGCAAAAGACGAAGCAACACGAATTATTGCAGCAGCAGCAGCACGACAACGTCAAATTATGGCGATGTCGGAGCGTGGCGATAGAGCGTTTGGAGCTGGAAGAACTGCTGGAGCAATTGGAATCGGAATAGGAGCTGCGTTAGCGTTACCATTGAAAGCAGCTGCTGATATGGAGTCAATGAATATTGCGCTTCAAACTTCTTTTCAAGGAAATCAAAAAGAGGCTCGACTGGCTTTTGATGCAATAAATAAGTTTGCTTCTACGACTCCGTACGGGCTAGAAGAAGTAATGACTGGATTTATTAAGTTAAAAAACATGGGTCTTGATCCGTCACAAGAGGCTTTGACAGCATACGGAAACACAGCTTCCGCAATGGGTAAATCATTAAACGACATGGTTGAAGCGGTTGCTGATGCTGCAACTGGAGAATTTGAGCGTTTAAAAGAATTCGGTATCAAAGCGAAATCAGAAGGCGATAACGTTACATTCATGTTTCAAGGAGTGAAAACCACAGTCGGTAAAAACTCCAAAGAAATCGAGCAGTATTTAAAATACGTCGGGAATGTGAAATTTGCAGGCGGTATTGAAGCGCAATCTAAATCAGTTAAAGGAATGTTATCCACTTTACGTGACGGTGTAATGATGACAGCCTCGAGAATTGGAACAACTATGCTTCCGAGATTGAAGGAATTAATGAATCAGGTTACGCCAGTAGTTGACAGAATATCGAATTGGGTTTCAAAAAACCCTCAGCTTACCGAAACTATTTTAAAAGCAGCTGTCGGAGCAATGGCTTTAAGTTTTGCAATATCGGCAGCATCTTTCGCTTTTGGAGGTATTTTTAAAGTGATCTCAGCAGGAATGGCTATTATGAACGGTTATCGTACATTAATGATAACAATTACTGCGGTTCAAAACGCTATGGCATTTTCGGCACTTGCTGGAGGTACTTCGATTCAAGTGTTATCCGCTGCTTTAAAAGCTGCAAATTTAGCATTTTTAACTTCGCCTATATTTTGGGTAGTTGCCGCAATAGCAGGTTCAGCGTTTTTAATTGTGAAGTACTGGGAGCCTATTAAGAATTTCTTTTCTAAACTATGGACTGGAATTAAGGCGATATTTTGGAAGGCTATAGATTTTATGAAAGAATGGGGGGTTATTTTTCTTGGTCCAATAGGGTTACTAATAAAAGCGTGGCAAATGGTTCCTGATAGATTTAAAAACATTGGTACTGATATTGTAATGGGGCTATGGAACGGAATTAAAGCAAAAGCAACGGCTTTATTTGATTTTGTTAAGGGAATAGGTAAAGGCATAGCAAACGCCTTTAAAACGGTTCTTGGAATAGCATCTCCTTCAAAGGTTTTCATGGATTACGGGGTGAATATTACCGAAGGAGCGCACAACGGAATCAAAAAAGGCGAATCTAAGTTAGTGGGAGCTTCTAAAGGAATGGGAAGTTCGATTAAACCAACTGCTTCGAGTCGTGGCGGTGGCGGTAATTCATCTATAAGCGTTACGTTTGCACCTGTAATTAATGGAGGTTCAGGCGATGTGACCGCACAAGTAAAAGCATTAATTCCTGAATTGATACGCCAAATTGAGGCGCAAACGCAAAGAAAACAAAGATTAGCTTATTAATGTTTGGTTATTAAAAAATAAGTATTATATTTGCCTAATATTAATTAAAAAACTTATTAAAATGGAATCACTATCTATTATTTTTATATTCATGGCATTAGTAAGCATATCTTTTTTTATTGTAGAATGGATTGAGACTAAAAACAATAAATTTAAATTTATAGGTGGTTGGGCTTGTGCAATTATTTATTGTTTTATAGAGTTGATTTCAAAATAATATTAAAAATTAAAGCCTCCATAATCGGAGGTTTTTTTATTCTACAACTTATCATAAATTTTATTATATTTACAAAAATAATTTTTATGAAAAAATTAATTATATCGGTTTTCTTTCAGATAGGCGTTAATGTTATTGGCTTGCCGTTAATCATTACGCATGATTTATCCAAAACAGTTGTATCATTCAGTAATTTTCATAAATAATGTACGCTCAACTTGGAAACATCAGATTTGAAGGCTTGAAAGGATTCAGTAATTTTTCTCATGAGCGAGGCGTGAATTACGCACAACATGAATTAATTAACGGAAAACCACGCCTGCAAGCTGTTGGCGACAATCTCGATTCAATATCATTTGGAATGTATTTGCATTCTGAATTTACAAATCCTGAAGTTGATATTGAAACCCTACGTTTAGCGATGCAAAACCGTGAAATTTTGCCTTTAATTTTAGGTAATGGACGTGTTTTAGGTTTTTTTGTAATTCCAAGTTTTTCACAAGATAATTCATTCACAGACCCAAACGGAAATTTAATTGAAGTTACTTTATCGGTGGAACTTCTTGAAAGTTTTTCAGATGACCCCTTGAGAGAAGCGGAATTACAAGCTATTCAGCAAGCGTTTGCGACGTCAACACGAAATTCAAACGTACGCTCTGTTTTGCCTGCTAAAATTTCAAAAGGAATGACAATGACAACTGAAATTTCAAAAATACAAACATCAGTAACGCTTACAGGAATTTATACGGCAAAAATTGAAGAGATTCCGAGTCGTTCAGAATATTGGAGCGGAAAAATAAATAAGTCACTTACTGACATTGAAGGCAGTTTGACTAATGTTCAATCAATATTGTCGGATGCTTCAGAGATGCAAGAAATGGCAGAAAATTTACCTACTGCAATAAATGATGTTTATGTTCGTGTTCAGAACATGAAAGCAGTTTTACCGGTTACGGATGTTAATTCATTTAAGATTTTAAATCAACAATTGAACGGATCGCTTTTAAGTTTAAATTCAGCAAATTTAGACATTTCAAATAATTCAATAATTCGTAGGATATAATGGAAAATTTTGTTGAATACGTCACAAAGCAAGGCGACAGATGGGACACTATAGCCTTCAAGGCTTATGGAGATTCTACGCTTATAAATGGAATTATTGAAGCGAATACAAGTATTGTTATTTCTCCGATATTGGAACCAGGAACACGTGTAATAGTGCCAATATTAGAATCTGGAGAAATACAAATTGACAGCGAATTATTACCACCTTGGAAACGATAAAAAATTAAATTATGAAAGTATTAAAAAGTATCATGTATGTTTATCTAGGAATGTTATTTCTTTTCTTAATAGGTTTTTTTGTAGCGTTTCCTATTTTTTTATCCGAATATTTTGAAAATGAAAATTATTTATTTTTATTTTTAATAAACATTCCTGCCTTTTTAGGTTTTATTTTTCATTATTTAGATTATGAATCTGAGAGACCTAAAAGATAAATGAACATACCAGCGCCTAAATTTACCGTCCTATACAACAATAAAAACATTACTGCGGATATTTCGAAGTACATGCTGTCTTTGACGTATAACGATAAAACGGAAGGTGAAAGCGACGAAATAGAAATACGTGTTGAAGATGTTGATTTGAAGTGGCAAAACTCATGGTACCCAGAAAAAGGCGCAAAATTAACCGTGTCAATTGAGAATTTAAAATGTGGAGTTTTTGAAATCGACGAAATTAATCTCGAAGGACCTCCAGATGTCGTGTCTATTCGAGGTATGGCAACTGGTATTGTAAATTCATTACGTACCAAAAAATCAGATGCTCACGAATCGAAAACTTTAAAGCAAATTGCTGAAAAAGTAGCTTCTAAAAATAACCTTACTATTCAAGGTGAAATTCCAGAAATAACTTTCGGACGCATAACTCAAAACAAAGAAACTGATTTAGCGTTTTTAAAGCGTATATCTCAGGAATACGGGGTTTTGTTTGCTGTACGTGAAAATATTATCACATTCACGTCAATTTATGACGTAGAGAAAAGAAACGTTAGTTTTTCAGTTGACAAATCGAAAATTAAACGATATTCATTGACTGATAAAGCCGACGGGATGATTAAAAACGCCTCGGTTAAATCGAAATCAGCAAAGAAAAACGAACCGGTTACTGCTAATTTAGATTTTGAGAAATACAAGCAGGAACAAGGCTATTCGAGTGATACGCCTGTAAATCAAGATTCAGGTGTCACACATACGAAAGCCGAAAACAAACAGCAAGCCGAGGCTAAAGCTAAAGCAATTATGCATTTATCAGCAGGTAATCAAATGGAAGGTAATATTGAGCTTCAAGGAACCACATTAGCAATTGCAGGCAATAATTTCCAATTGACCGGACTAGGTAAATTATCAGGTAAATATCATATAAAATCCTCGTCACATAAAATAGAACGTTCAAGTGGTTACACGGTTAATTTAGAGATTAAACGATTGAATTTACCAGCTAAAACGGAGCAAATAACCAAAGATAAAAAGAAACAACAATCAAATAATGTGAACGTTAGAAACGTAAAATTTCCAGATAATAAATATCCTTACGGAAATCCTACGCGTATTCAATAATTTATTTATATTTGTAATATGCTAAGATTTGGAAACATAACCGAAGTTGACCCCGCCAAAGGATACGCCCGTGTGACGTTTACTGATGATGGTATTGTTTCAGATTGGCTGCAAGTTTTAACTCTTGGAGCGATTAAAGACAGTTTTTCGCATACATTTTCAATTAACGAGCAGGTTGCTTGTTTAATGGATGAAAACAGCGAAGAGGGCGTAATTTTAGGAGCTTTAAACAACGATAAAACGCCTCCAAATGGAGCAGGTGACGGAATTTTTAGAGTAAAATTTGAAGACAATTCTGTTATTGAATACAATAAAAATACCCATAAGTACAATATTAATATTATTGGTGAAGTCGATATAACCGCACCAGTGATAAAATTAACCGGAGCCGTTGCGATAGCTGGAGCGTTAACTGTTACTGGTACAATATCAGCACCTTCAGGCGCACCTTTAACTGGTAATTTAGAAGTTTTAGGAGATATGAAAGCAGGAACTGTTTCGCTTAAAACACACGTTCATACATCGGCAACACCAGGAAATCCAACAAGCGCACCAGTACCATAATGGCAACAAAAATTCAAGATATAAAAGCGACCAACTGGCAATTATCCAATGTAACTATCGGACAAGTTGTTGAGGGTATAGATGATATTCGTCAGTGCATTGGAATTATTCTGACTAACACTAAGGGAAGCGACCCGTTACGCCCTCTTTTTGGTTCCGATATTTGGCGTTTTATTGATAATCCAGTTAATACTGCCGTGGCTAATATTTCAGCTGAAATAATTGATTGCATCGGAAAGTGGGAGCAAAGAATTATCATTAAAGAATTGACATATAATATTGCAGGCTCTAAAATAGATTTTGAATTAACTGCTGAATTATTAGAATCAGGCGAAATAACTCAAATTTTATTTTTCATTGACAGACAAAAACAAATCACACCTCCAGCTATTGGACGTGCATTTAGTAATGGATTCGATTTTGGATTCTCTTAATTTTTATTTATGACACCAGCAGAAATTGAAGACGTTATAAATGCGTACATAATTGATAATAACACAAATCAGGTTACACCTGCTAAGGTTCGTTTTGTATTAAAAACGCTGAACAATGCAATTCAGCAAACGGATGCTTCAGCAGTTTTTGCTATAGCTCCTTTGCTTTTTAATCCATTCACAAATCAATTTTCTATTCAGATTGTTACCGATGAACAAGACGGATACTTGACATCTGCTGATTATAATGAATTTAAGCAAAATTTATTGCCGATTCAAGCAGACAGAATTGAAGTTAAACACAAAGGATGGTATAACGGAATAAAAAATACCGGAACCGGAATTGAATTAGGAGATATTTGCCAAGGATTTGGAGCTACGCCTGCCGATTGGATTGACTCAATGATGTATGTGACATTAGGCGACGACCAAGATGTGAGTAATTACGAATTAATATACTCAGCAACAGTTTCGGTTTTACCGATTGTTTAACTATTTTTACCAATAATTTAATTAAATTTTATGAAAAGATTACTCTTACTTTTGACCTTATTAATTGCAGGCATGACGGCAAATGCTCAGTTTTCGCCTTCAAACAACTTAAACTATGTTAAGCTATTAAAAGACCCACCAGTAGCTACAAAAAACGATTCAGTTGTTATGTTTGACGGAACTGATAAGTTTTTAAAAATGATGCCAGTTTCCGAACTGGTCGACAATACAGCTATTTATTTAGAACTTGCAAAAAAACAATTTCTTTCTACTGGACTAATTAAAAACGGTATGATTTCCATTAATGGAGATCCTACAAAATTTAATATTACATCTGGAATTGGAATAATAAGCAATTTTGATAATCCAGAAATTCCAGTAAGTACAATTGTTAATTTTGGACCGTTTACAGGAATAACTCCGACTTACTTAACTACTGTAAACATTACTTATTTAGCAGTTAATTCAAGTGGCGCACTAGTTCAGCAAGCTACGGAATTTACAACTTCACAAAGACGTGATTTAATATTATTAGGAGCGGTTATACATTCTAATTTAACTACAATAAACGTAGTTAATAATATTAGTGCGCCTACAAATGCAGACACGAATCAGCTACATGATTTGATGACTTATGTAGGTCCTTTAAATTTAGACGGAAATAAATACACAGCAAACGGTGCTAATTTAGCTTTAAATAAATCTGCTGGAAGTATATTTAAATATGGGGTTAATTTCGCTACAGACTGGAAAAAACCACACGAATTAAGTCAAGCATTACAAACAGCGTTAACTTTTAGATACAGAACTCAAAACGGTACAGAGGGAAGCGATAGGATAAATTTAGACCCAACACTATATGACGTTTCGAATGTTTTAACTACCGTTCCGAACAACAAATTTACTATTCAGACTGTGACAATGTTTCAAACTGGATTAACACGTATTCAGTACGGACAAAACATTTACGATGATTTAGCAGCTGCTGAACGGGCTATTTTCACGAGAGATTTTGCAGTTGAAAGCAACATAAAAGCTAACGGAGTGGCTAGAGCTTATGTAATAATAAAACAGAATGTTACGGATATTCAATCCGCCATATTAGCAGGAAATGCAAAAATAATTGAAATTCAGAAATACGGAGGCGTTGCTTCGGGTGGCGTTTCATTAACTTTAGCAAGTATTGTTGATGCGTTAGGCTTTACGCCCGAAAACGTAGCTAACAAAGCATCAGATTTCACTACAATAAATAATACTTTATACCCAAGTGTTCAAGCTGTAAAAACCCAATTAGATTTAAAATCAAATATAGCTTCTCCTAATTTTACTGGATTAGTAACCGTAAACGGAGGTATGGGCGACACCACGATATTAAAAGGGCAAGATGGGGGAGCGGAAACTTTTACGTTAAATAAAAATGGTACTTTAAAGGCATCAAGATACGAATTATACGGAGGTTTGTCCTCTCAATTTCTTAAAGCTGATGGAGGTACAGATTCAACTAATTACGCACCTTTAATATCTCCTTCGTTTACAGGAATACCAAATGCACCAACAGCAAGCGTTGGAACAAATACAACTCAGATTGCAACAACCGCTTTTGTTTTGGCTAATGCTGGAGGCGGTGGAGGTAGTGGAGATATGATTTTAGCATCTGCTCAAACAAATACAGGCGTTAAGACTTTTTTAAATGGTACTATAGGTTTAAGGAATGTAGCCAATACGTTTACCTCATTTTTCGCTAATACAAATACATTATCAAGAACCTATACTTTTCAAAACAGGGACGGAACGTTATTAGATAATACTGATTTGTCAACTTTAAATACAAGTCTTGCTGCTAAACAGTTAGGTTTTACTGGAGTCGCCAATTACATTCCTAAATCTTCTAACTCAACTACTCTAGTAACTAGCAGATTGTTTGATGACGGTACATATTTTGGTGTAGGTACTGTAATGTCACCTTCAAAAGATTTTACTTTAGGAAATCAAAATAATAGAGAAGTAGGAATAGAAGAAAGCCAAAATACGGTTATAGGTAGAGATTTAATTGTAACAGCAGGAAGAACTATTAATTTTGTTTACAATACAAATTTCACGGCTTTATTTCAAACCGCTAGGAATTGGCAAGATATGACCGCAGCACCAAATGGAAACGTATATGCTTGTTCATACGGAGGTGACATTTACATGCAAACGGGTGGCACGGGTAATTTTGTTTCACTTGGACAAACATCTAGAAGTTGGATAGGTATGGCAGCAGCACCAAATGGAAATGTATATGCCTGTTTAAACGGAGCAGGTGACATTTATATGCAAACAGGCGGAACAGGGAATTTTGTTTCACTTGGACAAACCGCTAGGGATTGGCGGTCAATGACCGCAGCACCAAATGGAAACGTATACGCCACAGTTGGTAATGGCGACATTTACATGCAAACGGGTGGCACGGGTAATTTTGTTTCACTTGGACAAACATCTAGAAGTTGGAGACCTATTACCGCAGCGCCAAATGGAGATGTATATGCAGCGGTAGATGGGGGTGACATTTATATGCAAACAGGTGGAACAGGTAATTTCGTTTCACTTGGACAAACATCTAGGGGGTGGTATGGTATGGAGGCAGCACCTAATGGAAATGTATACGCTTCAGTTTACGGAGGCGACATTTATATGCAAACAGGCGGAACAGGGAATTTTATTTATTTAGCTCAAGGAGTAAAAAACTATACAGGTATGACCGCAGCACCTAATGGAAATGTATATGTTTCAGTTTTTTCGGGCGATATTTACATGCAAAACAACAACACTCTTGGTACTTCTAATTTACAAGGAGGAACTTTAAGACTAAGAGCAGGTACAGGCAAAGGAACAGGAATTAGTGAAATAGAGTTTCAAACAGGTACGCCAACAGTATCGGGGACAGACATGCAAACATTGTCGACTAAAATGAAAATAAACGGAAGCGGTTTAGCTACTTTGCCAAGCGTTACAAATGCTTTGATACAAGCAGAAACAACGGGTAAAGCAATTGTAACGAAGTCATGGGTTTCAGAACAACTAAAAGATTTCTACGCAGACGTAAATAACGTATCTACAACTGAAACAGATTTATTGACATATACAACGGTTGAAAATAGATTAAACGCTACAGGCGAAAAATTAATATCTAACTTTGCAGGAACGTTTAACGATGTGACCGCTTCAAGTCAGTTAAAGATATATTTTGCGGGTCAAAATATTGGAGATACCGGAGCATTAACAATGAGTGTTACAGGTGCTTGGGTTACTACTGTTTCAGTTATAAGAACAGGCACTACTACTGCAAGGGCTATTGTAAATATTTCAACTCCAGGAGCAAGTACAGCGTCTTATACAAAATATACCTCCTTAACAGGTTTGACTTTTACGGGTACAAATATTATTAAAATAACCGCTACAGCCTCAGGCGCAACAGGTGGAAATGATGATATTACAG